TTTTTCTAGCATCAAAACCATCAATATTAAAATTGTAAAAATGCTTGAATATTTTATTATTGTTTTTTGAAGCAGGAACGTTGAATGTTTGTGTAAAAGGAATAAAGACTTTTTGTATGTCTTTAATGTCCTGGATTGATTGTGTTAAAACAACACTTTCATCTTTAAACAGTTCAACTTGCTGCCCATCAAAAAAAACCTGTAATTGTAGCATTTATCTTATGTTGTTAATTCTGTCGAAAGCAAAATCAAAATCAATTGTGTAATTAATAAGGTTGTCGTTTAGCTGTGTTTTATACTGAAGAGACTTAGTCTTAGGTATTACAGGCAACGTTTTATTTTCGTATCTGATCCATACATTCTCGCTATAAAAAAGCTCTTCAATGGTTTGATTCATGTTTTCACTTATAAAGCCTGTGTTCATTTTTAAAGAAGTCTGAGCGTTTACATTTATCCTGCCTTTTTGATTGTCATAAGTGTTATATGTAGAAGATGTGTTTGTGACGATATTCTTCTTGAATAGTTCATCTGTTACATTAGAAACTTCGCTTGATTTTTTAAAGAAATATAAATCTTGAAATGCTCCAAACTTATTGACAAAGGTTATTTTAAAAGGTGTGTATTTAGGTTCACAAATATTAGATACTGTAATCGTCTTTTTTAGTGTAGTGTCATTTGTATCAAAAACCTGTATTGTAGAACTATTTGCAGGGATTGTAATATATTGAATCTTCTGATTCGTGTTTCCGTTATCTGTTATCTGAGTTGTAGTAGAATCAATGATGACTTTTCCAACGCCTTCTGCAAATATTGGAAACTTCCCTGCTGTAGATTCTGGAAGATAAATATTAGTCGAACTAATAAGAGCGTGTCTGTCTAGTTCTGGGTTTGTGCCTTCCTCAAAATATCCGTAGCCATCTAGAGCAACGTAGGTGGTCACTATAGGATTTGTTTGATAGGGTTCATCTGAATCGTCAAAGGAGCTTACAATAGCTCGAACATATCTTGCAATCGATGTGTAATCATTGTTGAAAGTCATAATTAGATAATCTCTAACTAACTCTGCAATTTCTAGTGTAATATTTGTCTGTCCAGATATTACGTTTTTGTTTATTGAATATGCAGGTGCAGATGGCTGTGCTGTGACCAAACCTTCCCACACATAAATATCAACTTCTACTCTTTTTAATGCCATAATTTTATACTAATGTTCCTGCTTGATTGCCACCACCACTTACTGTCGGACATCCGCCAACTGCTAGTTCTGTGACTTGTCCGTTTCTATTAATTCTTACTACGTTAAATGGAGATATTCCTGGCCCTGCTGCTGCATCAACTATTGTAGTTGTAATCACATAATAAAGGTCTCTGCCATCAAAAGGCGATCCATTCTGACAAACTGTTGTACTTAAAACTCCTGTAGCACTAGCTTCTGTTGCTTTTATCTCTGTATATGTTCCCACTACTTGAATCTTATTGCAATGACTTTGTGTTGCTGTTGGACTAGGTGCTTGATTTGCAGGAGTACTTAAAAATAAAGTATGTGTTCCACAAGTTGGAGTTGTACCTGGTTGTGTAAATGTAACATCACAATTTATCTCTGATCCTGCACTTTGGTAGCCACTAGGAATTGTCACAGGGAAAGTCACAGTTCTTGGTGTGTCTAAAGCAACTGTATCAAATTTATTTCCACTAGCAGGTGTTTTGACAGTTGCACCAATCGAAGATGTAGGTGTCAATATAGCTCCGTTTTGTGAAACACCACCGCCTATTAAATTAGCTATAGCACAAGAAAATGTTGGAGCTGCTGTTCCTGCTTGTGTTAAATCTATTTCACAAATAATAGGTGTTCCAGAATTTGTAAAAGTTGCAGGCGGAGTAAGTTTATAAAACAGAGTTACTGTCTTAGATGTGCTGTCTCCATTTGGTGTGACACTTGTAATTGCTGCACCACCACTTGTTAATGATTTTTCTACTATTCCTGCTATTGGAGAAATAGGATCTGTGATTGCTCCTGCTGCTGTTATCGAACCGCCTTGAATAATACTTTTTCCTGCAAGGGTACATCCTAAAGCACTCCCTGCATTAACTGTCACAGATATGCTTTGTGTTTGCTCACAAGTACTAGGGTAGCTGCCATCTCTTGCTATTCCATAAACAGTAGTTGTTCCACCGATTACATTTGGAGAGAGAGTTAATGTACTTCCACTAAGAGCTGTTGTGACTACATTTGGATTAATATTAGACACATCATAAGTTGTTTCATTTGTAAAGAAACTCGCAAGATTAATATCTACACTAGACCCACCTACTGTCAAAGTTTGCGCACCTATTGAACCATTTTTGGATGGGCCACCAGAACAAGTTGTTGGTTGAACAACTGAGCTTGTAACACCTGGTTGTGTTGCTGTGACAGGACATTCGAAAAAGCCACTACTAGAATTTGCAAATAAAGCAGGGGGGATTGCTAGGTTAACTTTTATAGTTCTAGAAGTGTCTGAGCTTTCTGTTGGGAATTTGTTATTAGAAAAATCTCCGTCATCACTAGATATAGATTCTATGACTCCTGCTTGTGGTTGTGGCAGAGTAATGATTCCTTGATCGTCAACAGCAAAACCTGTAAGACCTGCAACTACACAATCGAAGTCTGGAAGGGGTGGACTAGGTTCGACTAGATGTAAATAAAACGGACTTCTTACATTTATTTTAGTGTAGGTACTCATGTATTTATGTTTTTAGTTGCTGCTTCAAAAAAGTTTTCAATGTCAGACACAAGACCTTTTTCCATTTTGGGAATTAATTCTTTATAGGCTTTCATAAATGGGTCTGTAAAAAATAAGCTTCCTCTTAATCCACGATTATAAATATTTGATGCTATCACATAACCCATGCTTTTAAATCCACCTTTGGAAAAAGTACCATCTGAGTTTCTAAATCTTATATTCTTTTTACGAGCAAACTTCTCCATTGTCTCTGCAAAGTTTTTAAAAGTGCCTCTGCTTTTTCCAGAGCCAAACCTATATGGACTCTTTTTAAATTGCCCTGTGACAATATCTCTTCCTACTCCTTGTTGACCTTTTATCTTTGCATTAGGAGATACTTTGCTTGGGTCTTTCCCTACAACTCCTTGATCATAGAATAAACCATATTGCTTCATATAAAATTCAAAGTCAATAGCTCCGTAAGTTTCATTTAGCTGATAGCGTAAAGATTTAGCAAGGGAACTGTTGCCGTCTAGTTTTTTCTTTGAATTAGCAATAACAGTTTTGCCAAAGATGTTTAGTACTTGCTTTAATTCTTTTAATTCCATTAGCACTTAGTTGAAGGATTTGCCATAGTAATAGAAAAAGAAACCGCCCACCCTGCAACATTGTTTTCGAATCTATCTGTAAAGGGTTCACAGGTAAAAGGACTGTCGATCTGATAATCGCTATAGTAAGTGTCAAGTCTTAAAAGTTCTGCTTGAATTCTTCCTGCAACTGCAAGCTGTGTATTAAGCACATCCATCTCATTGTTGTTTCCCCTTATGTCGCTTGATGGAGCTTTCTTTGAAAAATCCACTATGTCCATAAGAATAACTGAAATGTCTGCTGTGCAGATGTTCGATGTTAGAGTCACATTATTAATTGTCAAATGGCATAGTGGGAATATTGTGTTTTTGTTTAGGTCTATCTCAGTAATATCTCCTTGAGTTACTGTATTAATAAAAGGCTCTGCAATAGCAGCATCTTTTAAATCGTCAATGATTTTAAAATAGTTGTTCATAGTGTTTTCACAAATATTGGTGTGATAGATTCTGAGTTTTCAATTTTAATGCTTACGAATTCATCAAGCCATTCTAAAGCTTGGTCAAAACCTAATTCTGGTGCTTCTTTCATTACTACATCTAAAGCTTTCCAAAAATCATAGATTGCCACCTTTGGTTCTGCTGCACTAATTCCAATCAGAGCTGACTCAAATCCATCTGATAAAACAATCTGTTCGTCATCATTTAGAAACAGTCTCTCGTAGAGCGAATCAATAAGTTCTGTTTTGTCTGGCATTTTTTATTCTTTTAGTTTCTATTTCGTTTTTTTGTTTTTCGAAGCTTAAATAAGTGAGGCATGATCTGAAGTTTAATTTCTCTATCTGTTCAAACTTTGTTAAATCGCCTTTACTAATGGAGTAGAATGTAATCCACCACCCATAGACTTCATTAAGGTTTGTTTCTGTTGATCTGTCATGTTCTTCGACTTTTTCCCCAAATAACTGAGGGAATGATTCGTTAACTCCTTTCCTAAACTTTCCAAAAAAAAAATTGCTCCAAAGGCTACATCCAAAGGCATCTGCTTCATGTCTTGTGATTCTTCCTGGTTGTATTCTTCTATCGTGTATTTATCCTTATGTGTATCCTTTACCTTTCTAAACAATACAGCCATTGCTTGATCCATAGTTGACCAATCACTCATGAGCGTATCTAAGTCAACAAATTCTCCATAGGTCATGTCATCGAGTTTAGGCACAAATCCATATTCAGTATCATTCATTTTAAAACGATTTGTAAATACAGATTTTTGACTAAACATTTTATTGATAACACCTATCACTCTAATGATTGATGTGTATTTTATTTTGACAACATCTATGAGATTGATTCCACAGAATATTTCAATTGTTTTCTTCTGCAAGAAGTCTTCGTCTGCATCTTCAGTTGATATTTTACTGAATTGTTGATACTGACCAAGTGTAATCTCTGAGAGTTTGTTTGGGATTTTTAGTGTTTGTGTTGCCATTTAATAAAATACTATGTTATATATACGTTTGAGGGTAGGTAAATCGGTCTAGGTTTTTTAAATAATATGATATTGTCCTGCATTTGGATTCTTTAATTGATAGCTTACAGCATATCTAATTGCATCTAAAGCGTGATTGTATTTATCAATTGGTGTCTGACTCTTCTTCTCTAGCCATCTGTAATTGTTTAGCTCTTTTATTAGCGGTGCTGAACCTTCGCCTTCATCAATAATCAGATCATAGTCTTGGAGTAGTGCTATTCCATAAGTAATACTCCCTTGACCTTTTATGCTAGGAACTATGTTGCAGGTTGATTTTAGCTCATAAATCAATCTTGGCTCTGCTGAGTCTGCTATGATAAGTGAATCTCCTGCATGCTTCTTATATAGTTCTCTAAGTTGTGATGTTGTTAATCCAGGAAGATAGAAGCACAGTTGCAAATAGATAATCTTTCTGTCTTTGTCAATTGATGTTTTTACTAAGGTATTTTCGTCCATGCTAAATCCAAAATCTGCTCCAAAAACAGATGGAGATACTTCCTGGAACTTTCCTAGTTTCCAATTAGTAAAGATGACACCTTCTGCTTTCTCTATCCAATTGCCTTCAATAACAGCAGAGTATCTCTCTGGTCTTCTGATCTTCATATTCTCTATCTGTGCAATGTAGCTCTCGGATAAGTTTTCAATATTGTCTAGATAGGTTGTATGTATGTAAGTGGTGTCTCCTTTTGAAATGTTTGCACCTGCTTGAACGCCTCTATCCTGGTAAAACCTTTGATATATAAAATGTTCTTTAGTCGATGGATTAAGCAGCAAGATCACTCTGTTTTGTTTTAGCTTTTGTCTTACTGATAAATCTATTTTGTCAAAGGAGTCTTCATCTATCTCTTCAGCTTCTTCCATTACCCAAGTTGTGACACCTTGTAATGATTTAAGATTTGCTGTCTGATCTCCGCTTGATGTTTTAATTCCTCTGAATAATATCTTGCTGCCATTCTCTAGATTAACAATTTCATCTTTAGTTATTCTAAACTTATGCTCCAGATTTGTCATTTCTATCTTCTCTCTAAATTCTGGAATTATAGAAACAGATGCAGAGCGTAGTGTGTATCTAGTGAATAATATTGTGTGACCTTTCTCGTGTAATAAGCCTAATAAGAAAACACCTGTAAAGAATGATTTACCAGAACCACGCCCACCTGTTAGAATTGTGTATCTAGTGTCATTCCAAAACAGCTCGTATTTAGAAGAAAAATCAGTCTTTGGTTTTGTCAGAGTCATCTTTAAAATTGAACCATGATCTAAAATCAACAGTAGGGGCATCAGCTGATATATCTATCTGTTCTTTAGGTTGCCCATAGGCAGAGTCTAAAACTGCTTTAGAAGCAGCGACATCGCCTTGTCGTGCCTTTTTAATTAAAGCTAGAGTAATTAAATCTTCTTGCAGCATATCTTCTTCTTCCTGGCTTAGTGGATTCATAGCTTTAGATTTTACATTAAGCCATTTCCTAGCAATAGTGCTTCTGTTTCTTGAACCTTTAGGTCTGCCATTAGGATTACCAGATTGTCCTTTTTTCCATTGTGGTTTTAAATTATCTTCTTTTGCCATAATCGGTGTTTTTTCGCTGTATTATTTAGGATTAGGTTGTGACAGATGTCCATATTTTTTTTCTACTGATTTAGAATGTTCTGCTGTAAAAGGATTAACATAAAATCCTGTAATTGGATTGATTCTATAATTCCAAAAGTCTTTAGGCATATCTCCTTCTCCGTTCCAATCTTTTAGTCTTGGACATCTATGTTTGTGGTTTTTGAACTTGTAGTCTTTTTTAGTCTTCATATATAGTAAGGCATAAATCGATTAATGGTAAATAGATCACATAGTCTGTGAATCCTTTTTGTGGGTATGCTCTAAAGCCAAATAAAAAGCCTAGATAAAACCCTAGTGTTAATTCCCAATTATTTTCCATAGTTATAATTTTAAGCAGAAACAGATAAAACTGCTTTGTGTTTTGCTACTGACTAAATAGCTTCCTTTAAAGAACATATTCTGTTTTTTTATATATTTTTCCGTTAATCTTTATTTGTAAATCAGAATCAAGCTTTTGCATCCTGTCTATTATTACTTGACAATATTTAGGGTCAAGCTCCATTCCGTAGCATTTTCTTTTTAATTGGTGTGATGCTACCATTGTTGAGCCAGAACCGAGAAATAAATCCATTATTATCATTCCTATTTTACTGCTATTATTTATAGCATTTTCAATTAATGGAATTGGCTTCATAGTTGGGTGTAAATCATTTTTTAATGTTCTTTGAAATTCCCATATATCTTCTTGATTATATCTTTCTCCGTAAAATGAATTGTTTGGACATCCATAAATAATAGGCTCGTATCTGCTTTTATAATCTTTACCACTTAAAGTTGCTTGATTTTTTTTCCAAATAATTATTGACTTCCATTTAAATCCAATTTCTTTTAAAGGATTAAGTAATAAATCTATTTTTAAATCACAAAAACTAAAATACCAAGCGCCTTTATTAAATAATAAAATATTTGATAAAATAGACTTCATAAACTCAATAAATTCATTATCTGGCATTGAGTCATTTTTTATCTTATCGTGTTTTGCATTTGCTCCTTTATGATGTAAAACTTCAATTCCATCTTTTGTAGTATTACTTAATTCTTGTCCTTTAAAATCAACATTATAAGGAGGGTCAGTAAAAACCATATCTGCTTTCTCCCCATTCATTAGCTTTGCCACTTGGTCACTATCTGTACTGTCTCCACATAATAACCGATGGTCTCCTATCTCTATAAGATCGCCAAGCACAACGTCCACTTGCATATTGTCTGGCTCTGTGTAATCGTCCTCTGTTGCTTCTGGTTCTGGTTCGTCAAACATAGGTGGCAAGTCTAAACCCCAATCATTTAAATCGTCTACATCCCAATT